ATCACCTTCTACCACCCAAACGAATTCAGGCGTTTTGGTGACAAGCGCGTATTTTTCTCCATCAGGAAATTTGTAAAATTCTCCACTTTTGATGGTGCAGACCAAAGTTACTACCCTTCCAACTTCGTCCGTGTTTCCGGAAGAAATAACAATCGCCATACCACCAGCTCTTAACTCACGCATGGTTCCTCCGTGCCGCGAGACGCAGCCATTTCTGATCCACCAGGCGGGCGGTGTAGCCCTTCAGTGTCGGGATGTCGGACGGCTTAACCGCTTGCTTGCGCTGGCGGCGCGCCGGAACGCGGAAGATTTCGTTTGTGATGACGCGAGAAAGTGGAGTAGACATCACGCCTCCTGCTTATCGCGCAGCTGCTGGTACTCACAGCCGTTCGGGATTGTCAGGGCCAGGCCGAATTGGGCGCACCACATTTCAACCTCCACCAAGAAGATATGCATTTCCCCAGTGTCGAGGTCTGCGGTGTGGCGTGGCTCCCAGGTTGTGGTTTTCTCACCGGTGATGAAGTCGGTGTAGGTCACCTCTTCGCAGCCGAGATAAGTTTTCTTGAGGTTTCGCTTAACCCACTCCGGAGTCGCATCGGTACGTCCGGAGCTAATCAGATATTCGCTGATTTCCGTGTACCACATATGGCTGAGCGCGTTCTGCGAAAGACTGCGCTTCTCGCGCCACGGCTTTACTTGAAGGCGGAAGCACTGCCCGGCATCGAGCAATGGCTGAATCTGCTGGCCGATGGCCGCGAAGTTGCCGCGATGGAGTTTGATACCGTCTACTGGCAGAATCATACGGCCTCCTTAACGGAAACCGCGGAATGCAGAAAATCGCAGGTGCATTTCTGCATCTGTGACAAGGTGAGGAGTTCAGATTGTGGTCGCATTTAAGTCCCCTTAAATGCGCAGAAGTCGCAATCGGGTGTTCAGACCGACTGCGACTTAATTATAACATCACTTTTGAAAAATGATTATCAAGAATCAATCACCCCCATCAGCGAATTTTTGCATCGCGTCACCATAGCGCTCCATTCCTTTGGTGAGCGCCTGAGTCACCTTCTGCTGCGGTGCTGCTGCGAGCATCGCCACATACGCACATTCCATCGGCCCCGGCGCAGGTCTGTCATGAATCTGTATTTGGTTGCGCTCGTAATGTGCTGAGATCCCAGACTGGAGCATTTCCGCTGTCGGCTCAACCGGCACCAGTGCGTAACCATCCGGAATCACCGGAGAGTTGCCGCAGCGCGACTCGGGCATATCCGGCCCTTTCCGTATTGCCTTGGCAAGCTCGATTGGGTCATCGTACAACCAGTCACCTGTTTGCGGGTGGTTTGCTTCTGCAAGCTGAGCAGCCCATTCAAGGCCGTCTTTTTGACCTTGCAGATAATCCAGTGGCAACTCATCACGATTGCTTACAGGTTCGGCCCCCTGAAGCATGGCTGCGCGGCGCTCCCAGTCAACTATTGCGGCCGAGTGCTCCATGGAGTCGTCACTAAACTCCGCGTGTGCGCACTCGTCTGCTTCATATGCGGCCCTCTTCGCAATGCCTAAAAGCTCAGACAGAAGCGAATCAGATACCGGCGCTGGCGGGGCGGTGTAAACAGTGCGAACAATAGCACCTACCCGTTTCTGCGACTCCATCGCCCCTTTACTCAGGTCAACCCAGGAGTCGCCGGTTAACACCTGATAAACAGCCTCCGCTTCGAGCGATGCCAGCGCCAGCTTCATCGCAGCGAGCGCATTGGCAGCACCTTCGTTTACTGCTCCGGGCGTCGCATTGCCCTCTTCTTCAAGCTCCGCGATTGTCTGCTGGAGCCATTCTTTGGTAAGGGTACTCATTATGCCTCTCCTTTACCGGCTGCGGATGCCGACTCTTCGTATGCGCGCTTGGATGCATTCAGAATGGCCGCCAGAGGCGTGTAAGCACCTTCGCCTCTGATTGTGTTGTGAATTCCGGCCATTGCCTCACGTAGTTTTCCGTGGCTGGCTGACAGCTCAGCAATCCGCTTCTCTGCAGCTTCCAGCTCATCCAGCAGCGCCTGAATTTTCTGTGCTTGTATCTCGATAACGTTAACCGGGCACATTCTCGTGACAACTTGGTATGCGATAGGATTTCCGCGAAGCTTGTGGGCTTGCTTCTCAACTTTGGAATAAAGCTCTTTCTGTGCTCGTTTGTCGATGTTGCTCATTGGGCAGCCTCCCGCTTCTGCTTGTTGTATACCGCCCAACTCAGAGCATCGAGCTTGTCACGGCCTGCCTTGTCGTACATGTGAATACCATCGCTACAGGCATGTTCCCGCTTAACCTGCTCTTCGAGAGCGTTTATCTCTTCGTAAGACAGGGCTGCCAGCTTGAGGCGATTCCAGCCGAAGTTACGGATGCGCGTCATGACTGCACTCCTTTGCGAAGCTGGGTAGCGAACATCTGCAGCTCGTTAATCTGGCTACGGATAGTCATGGCGGTAGCGCCGAACGCATGAGTATCGGGATGCATATCTGCCAACTGCTTAGTCTTGATGTCTACCAGACTATCGAGAGCGCTGGCCCGCACTTCAGCCAGGAAAATGTCGGTCGCCGGGGTTTCATGGCAAGCGCACAACAACTCGTGAATCGTCTGCATATCGACGATGTCACCATCAGGCTGCTGAATGAGATTCCAGCGTCGATAAACCTGATTTGCTTCATCAGCCAACAAAATTGCAGTGGCCTTCAGCCCCGCATTCTCCGCAGCCATCTTCTCAATCTGCATCTGCAGATTCTCGATAGTCGCATCAGCAGCACGGAACTCGCGCTGAGACTCTGCAAGCTTCTGCTCAAGTGCGGCGTAGTCTTCGTAATCGACCATATCGCCTTCAGCACTCTCTACCACGTCGCAATGGCACGCATGCTCATCACAGGCCACCCACTCATAACGTTTCACGCTCATACCCCTACCCTCCCCCAAACCATCAATACCCGCTTCATCGCCGCACTGTTGCGGCACTCCTGAAATATTCCGTTGGTGCAGCTGCGCGCGGTGCCGTCCTGCTCTTCCGGCGTCGCCAGGCGATAAGTCACCGTTCGCCAGACCTTGCTCACGCGCACAATCTTCCTGGCCCGCTCCAGATCGATAGCGTTCTTCGTGATGCAGTTGATGGTCATGCCACACTCTGTGGCCACATCCTTCGCGGTGAAGGTCCGGTGCGTTTCGAGATAACGCAGAATTGCCTGTTTTCCTTTCATCAGAAGCCCCCTTTCTTTTTCGGCTGCTGCTCGCGCCCGCGGCGTTCTGCTGCGGCGGAATGCTGGTCTGTGTCGTAAATTGCACCGTTGATCTGATTGCAATAAACCGTGCCGGTACTGCCGTGGCGGTTGAGTCGCAGGATTAACTCGGTTTCTCCAGGCGGCACGCTGTCATCGAAAGCACCTTCCCGGTGGATGCCAACCCAGTAGTCGCAGTCCTGCTCAATCTGTCCTGTGTCGCGGGAATCGCTCGGTAACGGGCGTTTATTCACTCGCTTCTCCAGTTCGCGGTTGAGCTGGGTCAGCAGCACGACGACGCAGCCAAGCTCTTTGGCGAGGTTCTTTAACCCTTTGGTGATCATCCCGTAGGCCAGGTCATTACGGTCTGCTTTTTCGGCAGTCATCAGTGTCAGGTAGTCAACCAGAATCATGCCTACGCAGCCTTTCTCGCGCTTAATTCGACGGCATTCGGTAACGATATGCGCCAGTGACAGGCCAGGAGTGTCGTCGATGTATAGCATGTCGATTTCACTCAGTCTCCCGGCTGTGGCGATCGCCTTCTTAAAGTCGCCGTCGTAGTCGCCCTGGTACTGGTCGTCGGCGTCATCCGTGGCGGGCATGTAAAAAATGCTCGGGTTTACGCCGGACTTCTGCCCAACAAGCTTTTCGAGGATCTGGTCGCTGGGCATTTCCAGGCTAAACATCAGCGCTGGCTTTTTCTCGCGAATCGCGCAGTTGATCGCCATCTGCCCATACAGGGTTGTCTTGCCCATCTTTGGCCTTGCGCCAATTACGAACAGAGATCCTTTAACCAGACCTTTCGGCGCCAGCAGCCGGTCGAGTGACGGGATACCGGTACTCATGCCGCGCTGTTCGCCTGAGGGGTCAAATCGTTTCTCCAGATCCGCTACCCAGTCATCCATAACCTCGCCGAACGACCGCAAACCACGACGACTGCCGGTTTTTGAATGGTCTGCTAGCTGGGTGAAAATACCCTGAATGGCCTCGTACTTCTGCGTAGCGCTCATGCCGTTGCGGGAATACAGCAGTTCAGTAGCTTCGGTCAGACGGTTGATACCGTAGCGCTCCATTGCGGCTTCCCGGACTGATGCTGCGTATGCCACGATGTTTGCTGCACTTGGAGTGTTCTTGGCGATCTCCGCCAGGTAAGCAAAGCCACCTACCTGCTCCGCGAGCCCTTTGCCTTCAAGCGCGTCGAACAATGTCAGACCATCGACTGGCTTGTTGTCGCGGAACATCTGGCGCATCTCGGCAAATATCAGCTGGTGAGGTCGGCTGTAGAACGACTCAGGCTTGAGCATCGCCAGAACCTTCTGGACTCGCTCGCTGTTGTCATCATCCAGAAGCAGGCCACCGATAACGCTCTGCTCTGCTTCGAGGTTTTGTGGTACAGCCATGAATTCAGCGGTCATCACGATCCCCCTCGCGCACTTCAATGTAGAGCTTTTCGGTCAGGAACTTATCGAATTTCATGCGGCGCCAGGTCTTCCCGGATTTCTGGTCTGGTCGGTCTTCAAGCATCCAGCGGCAGTTCTGAGCGATGTAACGCAGATAACTTCTGAAACCGTCCATGTCCATCGGCTTGCCGTCCAGGTTGCGGGCAATTTTGTTAGCCTTACCCCAGAATGTGCGGATCAGATTGCGTCGCTCATCAGTGAGGCATCTCCATCCCCGTGCTTCAGGCAGTTCGTCTTTCAGGCATTGCCATACTTCATCGCATGACAAACGAGACTTTTTCTCTTCAGCGGGTTTCTGGTCATTTGCGACATACTTACTACCGTTAGGTAGTAAGTTATTTAATATATTGTTATCTGTGGACACTGGCTGGACATCGGCTGGACACTCCACCTCCGCAGGCATTGGTACGACTGCGTTTGGGCTGGACACTGGCTGGACATCGGCTGGACAAAAATTTGACTGATATTCGTCATATTTGACTACTTTTAGAACAGTGAAACGGTTGTTCGATTTGGTGGTGATCATGCCCAGGTTCTGGAATTTGCGGAGCAGTGATTTAACGCGATCAGCAGTCAAACCCGTTTCCATTGCCAGTGTGTTGCGCCCGGTGATGAACTCTCCGCGTTCACAGATCACATCGCCGACATCCGTTGATACCAGTGTCTGTTCGTGATTGGCACGCAGGAGCAGGTGAACCCATAAATGAGCCGCCTCAGCATCCTTGTAGAACGGCACATCCATAATTTTACGGTGCAGCAAGGCAAACCCCTTACCGTCATTCGTGCGCGGTTTCTGGAGCCTTCTGGCCTCTCTGGCTTCGGCTAAATTAGATACGTTACCCACGGCCACTCTCCTTACGTTTCAGTTCTTCCAGGATGGCGCGCATCTTCTCTGCCACAATCGGGTTAACCGAGCGGATGAAGCGGTCGCGGGTTATGTTTTTATGTACAGCGGTATGGTAATAGCGTGGATTTTTTGCCATTATTCCTCCTGCAACTACTGTCGTTTTTGCACCAGAAAGTCGGTTCTGTTCGCGCAGACCGGCTTTCGCCATTTCTGTAGTTCTCACATGACCCCCAACATCGACGTAACCATCGTCATCAGCGGCCCTACCTGCTCAGGCATGAGTCTGAACAGCGACGCTATACCCTCGCTTACCTCTTTCAGCTTCTGATGCTCTGGAGCGTCCAGCAGCACGGCCTGCTTAGCTTCGGAACACTCTTTCATCGCAGAGGCGATCAGCGACATCGTGTCGTTCTGCGGCGCCAGACGATTTCGGTACTCCAGCGGCAGAACGGACATGATTGCCGGTGTCAGCTGGCGAACGTTCTCGCGGTATTGCTCCGAGTCAAAGCGGTTATCCAGGAAGCGAAACAGCTTCTGGCGCGCCCGGCTGATATCTTCCGGAAAACTGATGGCGGTACCGCCCTGCTCCCGGTATTCGTTGATAATCAGTGCTGATACCACGTCCTGATTGTCCAGTGCCGCCGACCAGGCACGCACCGCATCGCGGATCTTTTCATGGTCTGGCACCGCTTTAGCTTGAGCGCGGTTTATCATCGCTCCCGGGTGTAATCCGGTATTGTGTTGATACGCAAGTGAATGCATTGCTTTCCCTTTGGTGGTTAGGGCCGCCGTTAAGCGGCTGTGTTATTCGAGCCAAGCAACTGGGCGAGATCTGGACGGATATCTGCAGGTTTGAGCTTGCCGTTGGTTGCAGTGACAATCTTCATTACGTAGCGGGCATCAATGCCGCCACCATGCAACCAGCGCCATACCGTCGGCTGCGCCACGCCGCAAAGGTCGGCTAATTTCTTCTGGCTACCAGCGATATCAATGGCGCGCTGGATGGTTTTGTTCATCATCTTCCAATTCCTATGAGTATTGGTGTGAACTGATAATAGCAATGCGTATTGACTTAGGCAATAGCTAAACGTGTTTTGACCATCAATACGCAAGCGTATAAATTTAAACTCATGAAAAATGAAACTCTTGCAGAACGCCTGAATCAGGCAATGGAACTATCTGGCATGTCTCAGGGCGCTTTGGCTAAAGCGTCTGGTGTTGCTCAGCCCACCATCTGGAGGTTGACCAGTGGCAATGCCCGAGGCTCAACTAAAATCGTTGAGATCGCCAATGCGCTTGGCGTTCGCACTGAGTGGCTTTCAACTGGTGTTGGCCCGATGCGTGACGACGGCCAAATGCCTGCAATTCCGCAGCAAAAAACTGAGTTGGTCCCTACTGACACCTTTCGTATTGAGGCGCTAGACTTCTACGTAAGCGCTGGGCCTGGAGCCATCAATAGCGAGTTTGTAGAGGTGCTTAGATCCGTGGAATATTCAGTCGAAGATGCTCGCCGGATGTTCAATGGCAGGAAGGCTGAGCAGATCAGAATCATCAATGTGCGCGGTGACAGCATGTCCGGAACAATTGAGCCCGGCGACCTTCTGTTTGTGGATATCAGCGTTCAGCAGTTTGATGGTGATGGTATTTACGCGTTTATCTACGACGAGACGTCCCATGTTAAGCGCCTGCAAAAGATGAAAGACAAGTTGCTGGTAATATCCGACAATCAAACCTATCGCCCCTGGGAGCCGATCGAAAAAGAAGAAATGAACAGAATCTTCGTGTTCGGTAAGGTGATTGGTAGCATGCCTCAAACATATAGAAAGCACGGTTAAAACATTTTTAGCTTTATTATTAGAAGCTTACACAGCAAAGGAAAGACAATGAAAAAGTACCTTATTGCAGCTGCTTTGGCTGTTACTCTTGCAGGATGCGCTTCATCTGGTAATCAGCAATTGAAAAACGAAACTGAGACTAGCGTCCAGAGCAAGATCCAGGAAGGTAAGACAACCAAGGCTGAAGTGAAGAGCTTCTTTGGTTCTCCGGATGCGGTTTCCTATACCGATGGCGGCAATGAGATCTGGAAGTACGCCTTCGCTAAAGTGAAAGTAAACGGCACCACCTTCATCCCGTTCTATGGACTTTTCCATAACGGAACGAACGGCACCAAGAAAGAGCTCACTATCCTCTTCAAAGACGACCGGGTGCAGAAATACACCATGGCCGAATCGGCGATTAATACAAAATCTGGCTGGGCTGATTAATAATCCTATCATCCATACCCGGCTGTCTGGCCGGGTTTCTTCACCCTAATGCTTTTCTACCCTTCCGTACGATCTCCGCAGCATCTCTGTTAATCCCTTTCCCGATCACGTTGCCGGTTTCCTTCCGGTACTGCTCCAACTTGTCGATGATAGATTGCTGAGTCACAGGCATATCTGCCAGGCACAACTCCATCACCGCGCGCCCTGCCGCATGAGCCATCATGTTTACTCTTTCATCATCCAGTTCCATAAAGATCTGCCTCTTGATGTTTTTATGAGCATATCACGCAATTTTTACAAAAATAAATTCCTTTAGCTATCAATGGATTAATATCTATTGCTATTACTCAATATCAATACGTATTGCTATAACCAATACTCATCGCTATTATCAACTCATCGAAACGAAACATCGACAGCTGAGCGAAGTTAGCCAGCGGCGAAGTGGAGATTCGGTCAGTCGAACGGCGCGACAGTAAACCATGCGTCGGACGCCCGGCGGGCTCAGGGAGAGCGGCAATGGTGCGTAACTGGAATGTTTTGGGATTGGATGAATGCGCAGGCTGATGCGCGGAAAGAAATGCCCCAGCGGCACACGAGGCTAGTTCACACACTCCAATGCAGTCAGTAGCCGGGGCCGCTATGTCGGAGATCAGTACCGGCCATCCAATCACCAAAGCATTTCTCCCGCATCAGCGGGTAACTAATTGAGGTGGCAGATGGTTACGTTCGATGAGTTATACGAGTTTATTAAGTCTCACAGGCTGCATTCACGATTTGAAGGCCGCAATGAAGACAAATTTTGGGGCAAAGATTATTCAAAACGCATCACTCAGATGTATCTGGATGATTTGATTAATTATGGGCATAGCTACATGACACGTCATGAGCATATGTATGGGCGTGGTTTTAAGTTCGATGCTGCCTTGAATATTGATTATGGAGAGCATGTTGAGCACCCGCACAAGCCAGGAAACCTAACGCATTTATTTTAAAAGGCTGCCAGTGGCGGCTTTTTTCATACCTCACCGTTCTCTATGAGTGCGGTTAGTTATGAAGCCGGCGGCCATCCACCGCCGAAATTGTCTGAATGTGCGCTTGCGCAGAGGTCTTGTATTAACCGTTCCGTTCGCCGCGATAAGGCCAAGAGGATTTATGACAGTCACCCACAACGGCAAGCAGTACACCGTAAAGCGCTGCGCCCTGAATAATAACGAATGGCGGTTAACGTCGCTCACCAACCCGCGCGAACAGGTCACACTGAACCGCTGGCAGATGCATGTTGCTGGCTTGCTGGCTCAGGTGGAGGATAAAAAATGATGTCTCACTACGGCACCACCCCGCTTATTCGCCAGTGCGTCACGCCCGGCATGATGGCAATGCATGAAGGCCGTACCTATCGCGTCTCAGCAGTCATTCAGGAGCGTAAATGGGTCTACCTGCACACCGATGCAGAAATAATCCGCCTCAGTGACTGCGTGATTGACGTCCTTCTGGACGGTCACGGCAACCCAATCGTTCACTGAGGACGCTGATATGGAAATCAAAACGCCAGCCAATCCAAGCAAAAAGGCGACGGCCAGGGTAAAGAATCCTCTTCCCGCGCCAACCAGTTGCCACCTTTGCTCTGGTTCAGTACGGATTGGCACTCATGGAGAAGTCTATGGGCGCGACTTCAGTGACTGGCCGTATGTATATCTTTGCGAATGCTGCGGAGCATACGTCGGACTTCATCCTTTCACTGCGATCCCGCTTGGGACTCTGGCAGACAAGCCAACCCGTGATGCCCGGAAGAACTGCAAGTCGCCATTTGAACGTATCTGGAAATCGGGCGCCATGACTCGCACTGAAGCTTACCAATGGCTGGCTGAAAAGATGAGCATACCTGTTCATGAATGCCACTTCGGCTGGTTCACCGTAGAGCAGTGCCAGGCTGCAATGCATCACTGTAACGACTGGATAAACCGCTAACCACCCTATTCAAACGTTCGGCCTGGCATTACATGGGCGGGATCTGCACATCCAAATTTCAGGAGTTCAGCCATGAACGCATACCTCACTTATGACCGTATCGAAGATCGTCGTTGGGCTGAGCAGCAGCTCACCGACGAGAAAGAGAAGTGGATCGACGACCGGGCGCAGCAAATTATCGACATGATGCCAAAAGAGCCGTCCGGCCTCTTCCACTTCACGGTCCCGATTGACTCCAGCCCATACGAGGGACTTCGCAGCGATAAAGCTGGCGAGGCCTACAACGATTTCATTTCGGCAGTTGCTTATGCCCAGGCGGAATACGACTGGGAACACCGTACCGGCTGCCCATTCTAAGGAGGGATTATGAGCTTAACCCTTGTTGATTTCGTCAAACAACAGGAGCCGCTTTTCATTAAGGCGGCCACTGACGAGCGGATGGTTTGGGCGAAGGAAAGTCAGTTCGCCATCCAGCTATTTCAGAACAACGACTACCTCGCGAAAGTCGCATTCCAAAACCAGACCAGCACGCAGAACGCAATCATCAACGTTGCGGCCATCGGCATTTCGCTAAACCCGGCTCAGAAGCTGGCTTACTTGGTACCGCGTAAAGGAGCTATTTGCCTCGACATCAGTTACATGGGTCTGATGCACATTGCGCAGCAGTCTGGCGCCATTAAATGGTGTCAGTCGGCAATTGTTCGCAGAAACGACCAGTTCCGGCGCGAAGGGCTCGATAAGCCGCCGATCCACATCTACAACGACTTCGATACCGAAGAGCAGCGCGGGGACATCGTAGGGGCGTATGTAACGGTAAAAACTGACGATGGTGATTACCTCACCCATACGATGCGCATTGATGCCATCTACTCCATCCGTGACCGGTCTGAAGCATGGAAGAAGTACAAATCTGACAACAGCAAGAAGTGTCCATGGGTCACCGATGAAGAGCAGATGATCCTCAAGACGGTCGTGAAGCAGGCAGCAAAATACTGGCCTCGACGTGAGCGCCTGGATGCCGCCATCGACCATGTTAATACCGAGGGTGAGGAAGGTATCAACTTCTCAGCAGAACGCCAGCCAGAGCGCGATGTAACCCCAGCAGGGGACGAAATTATCAAGGAGATTAACGACGTCCTTATCGCAATGGATAAGACATGGGAAGAAAACCTGCTCCCAGTCTGTTCGCAAATTTTCCGTCGTGATATTCGCGATTCATCCGAGCTTACCCAAGCCGAGGCAGTTAAGGCCCTAGGCTTCCTCAAGAAGAAGGCGGCAGCATGACACCAGAAATTATCCTTGCCCGTACCGGTGTTGACGTAACCACTATCCAGCAGGGCGATGAGGCGTGGCACCGGCTGCGCCTCGGCGTCATTACTGCCTCAGAAGTACACAACGTCATATCCAAGCCAAGATCGGGGAAGAAGTGGACAGATATGAAAATGTCCTACTTCCACACCTTGCTCGCCGAGGTATGCACCGGCGTGGCGCCAGAGGTTAACGCCAAGGCGCTGGCCTGGGGCAAGCAGTACGAGGAGGACGCCCGCACGCTCTTCGAGTTCACTACTGACGTGAAAGTCACGGAGTCTCCGATCTTGTTCCGTGACGAGAGCATGCGCACTGCGTGCTCCCCTGACGGCCTTTGCAGTAACGATTTCGGCCTCGAATTGAAATGCCCGTTCACCTCCCGCGACTTCATGAAATTCCGCCTTGGCGGTTTTGAAGCCAT